CAGGGACATGAACTGCGGTTGGGGAGCAGAGCCTTGTTGCGACTTGAAGAACTCGTCCACCGACTTTTTGACAAAGTATTCGTATTGCTTCTTGTCGTCTTCAAGCTGCTTGCCGGAAACGCGTTGTCCCGGTTGACGCCCAAGGAACATGCGCCCGAATGTGCGCTGATCCATTGCTGTTGTGTTTGTCGGAGGCATAAGTCTTAGTATTCAAAGATGTCAGAGTCCGCTCCCGGCATGCCGCCGCCGCGACTCCCATACAATCCGCTCATGGCCTCGGCATAGTCCTTGTATCCCTGCTTCTTTTGCAGCGCTTGGAACATCGGCGAGGCAATCGCTTGGAAGATGAACGGGCGCACGTTTTCATCGAGCTGGTTGTAGTTATTGAGAAATCCTTTGGGCAAAGCGCCAGCATCGGCCATCACGCCGACCGCAGAGTCCATGCCCTTGAGCATGTCCTTCTTGTCTTTGTATTTGCCGTAGATCCCGCCGATGGCGGAAAGCGCCCCGCCGATATTGTTGCCAAGCTGGTTATACATATTGGCCTGCGTGTTGGCTGATGCGATCTGGCCGGCGGCGGTGATCTCGCCGCTGCGGTCAGCGACTTGCGGTGAATAGCTAAACATAGTTTTGTTCTCCTTCTCTTTTGGTGGTTAAGCCGCTACGCGGCCGTCGATGATTCGTGTTATTGGCCGGCCGGACACGTTCTGCGAACGATGCTCAAAGCCCTGCGCTGAGTTGGCGTGATCCTCGTAGGGAAGATGCGCCGAGATGTTGTTGACTTGCGCGTTCAGCTTGGGGCACCAGACCGTATTGGTCTCGGCGCGACTGATGCAGCGTGTGCAGACATGCGGGTAGTCGGCGTTGCGCGACTTGTCGGCGAGGTGGCTCCAAGATCCGGTGTCGTCCCGGCCGTAGCGTGTCTCATCATTCGGGATGCCCTCTGCCTCTAGGTATCGCCAGACATCCTCATCGCTCCAGTCCCGCATGGGGTAGAGCTGCGTTGGTGCGTCAGCGATGCGTTGAGCGTCAACAGACAAGGGGAGCAGCCCCTTGATCGGGTCAACGTCGGCCGACTTCTGGCCATGAAAGCAGGCGTCCCAAGGCCAAGCAAAGGCGCCCAAGGGACGTTGCAAGGCGTCCAGACCGCAGCGCCATGGCTTGCCATCGACCGGGGGCTGCGAGCCTATTGAGATGATGAGCGCTGTCTGCCGCCCCCATTGCTGATACTTTAGAAAGTCGATCTGATGCTTGCCGTCCGGCGATGTCCCGTCAGTCAGGGCGACTCGGCTTGGCGGGTAATCATGCACGTCAAGATCCCATGCACGGGTCAGTGCGTCCGCCAGTTCATAGCGGTCACGGAACCAAGGGTCGCGGTATTGCACGCATGGCAGCTTCACGCCGACCTTGTGCAGCAGAATATGCAGCATGGCGTTGCTGTCCTTGCCGCCGCTCCATAGCACGCACGGGGCGCTGAACTCGTTGAGCCAGCGTTCCGCCTTGCGGCAAGTGTCTGCGACAAGTTTGTCCATATTAGAGCGCCAACCCGACTCCGGTGAGGGCACCGCCGCCGATCCCGCCAAACATCCCCATCATGCCCGCGTTCTGCGAAGCACCGGCCTGCATCGCCGCCGCCTGCATGGCGGCATTATTGTTGAGCACAGCGTTGCGGTTGGACGCCAACATATTGGTATTGAAGCTGGCCACGTTGCCGCTTTGCGTCAGCGAGTTGCCAAAGATGCTGCCGACCTGTCCTGTCGTGTTACTCAGCGTCGAAGCGCCCAGTCCAAACGCCGGACCAATCGACTGACGGAACGGATCAAGCTCGGTATAAGCACCGGCCAGACCAATCCGCCGCTGACGCCGCGCCAGATCCATCTGGTTCACATTCGCCGCAAACCCACGGCGGGCATCCAGACGCTGCTGCCCATAGGCATCCCGGTTAAGAATCTCCGCCGCGCTGCTGCCCATCGAGGTGCCAAGCCCGCGAGCCGCAAACGCCGCGCGTGCCGACTGCGAGGCTTCACGCTGCTGCTCCGGTGAGAGCGAGCGGCCGAGGGCGAGCTCAGACTCCGCATCCCGCTGGAGCTGTGCCTCGATAGCATTGGGCGCGGACGCCGCTTGCAGCTCCTCGCCGATGACGCCGCGTGTGCGCTGGAGGTATTCGTTGTTGAGACGACCGGCGAGCTGGTCGGCGGTCCCAAACTGCATGTTGATGTATTGCGGATAAAGCCGCTTAATCGATTCCTCTTCGGCGGCAATCTGTGCGTTGGCCACGCGGATCGACGCGGCGGCCATCTTATCGTAATCGATTGGCGCGGGCGCCGCTGGCACTGGTTGTGGCGCTGGCATGCTTGGTCCTTTTCCTCCCATAGTATTATCCTCCTGTTTTCTTAATTAGTTTGTTCCAATCGTAGACTCGAGGTTCAAAGCTCCCACGTCGGCACCATGCCGCATATTGCTGCGGGCGTGTCGCCACGCGCATAAACTCCCGCACAGGGTTTGCGCGGCCAACAGCAGCAGCCAAAGTGACGAACCAAGTGTTAGGCTCGCCGCTTTCAAAGCACTTCTCCTCCGCATTCCACCGCAGCTCCGAGGCCAGCAGAAAGACTTCCGGTGTGGCGTGGACTAAGCCGCTGCTCAGATGCTCGCCGACAAGCTCCCAGAAGTCCTGCGTGCTGTGGTTGTCCCACCAGTGTTTTGCCTTTTGCCATGCGAGCATGCTTAGAACTTGATGCAATACAGCATGGCGATGTTTTTCGGGCGGGTTTCGGTGCCGCCTGTAGCCGATGTCGTCAGCGTTTGCGGATTTGCAGGGAAAGAGCCTGCGGCAAAATTGGCCGCTGCATCACTTCCTCTGGCCGACACCGTATGCGTGTGGCTCTTAAATTCATCCGCCTGCTTGACACCGAATGTTCCCGCCGCCGTGCCGTCGCCGTTGGTCCCGCTGCCGCGCACGAAGTAGCCGCGCAGGTCAGGCAGGGCAAAGGTCGTGCTGCCGTCACCGGCGCCGTAGGTTGTGCTGATGGCGCTAAAGAGGGCGGCGTAGGTCGTGCGGTTGACGTTGCTGCCGTCTGCCGCCAACCATCCGCTTGGGGCGCTGTTCATGGCGAAGGCTTGCACGGCGCCTGCGGGCAAGAGTGCCTGCTGCACGGCGGTGACTAGCTTGGCCAAGGTCACGGCGCCGTCCAAGATTTTGCTGGTCGTGACTTCATTGTCAGCGACCACCACAGTCGGCGCGGCGGTCGTGTTGAGTTTGGCGGGGGTCACGGTCTCGCCTGAGACCCAGTTGTAGGATGCGGTTACGGTTGCCATAGTTTTAAGAGAGGGCTGAGGTTTGAGTTTGAGACTTGAGTGAAATAGTTCCGGTCGCCGCGGCGACCGCTGCTGCATTACTCAGGTTTCCAGTTTCAAGTTTCATCCTTGGTTTTATGCTGCGTTGCGGGTCTCAGTCGGCGGGTTGCTCGGTCCTGCGGCCTCGATTGAGACGTTGCGGATTTCCGGCCGGTTGGCCGTGGTGAGAAATTCCAGTTCGGCGTAGTGTGCCTTGGCGCGGATCGGCTGCTTGAGCGTGTAGTCTTCCGCGAGGCCGGACGTGTTGGTCTGCCCGGGCACCAGTGTGATCGTGGCGTCGGGGTTGATCGTGATGGCTTTGACCGTGACCGAGCCGGTGTTGGGCAAGACGACATCGGCCAGCGAGCGGACGAAGCGTTTCGTTGACATGCTGCCCATGCCATAGCGGCGTGTGACGATGCGTCCGGGGACCGGCGTGATGACATCGGCCTGCACGTCCGGCGACTGGTCGCCTTCCTCGATCTCGTCGAGGAGCATGAGGCGTCCTGCCTTGTTGCTGACAAACAGGCGGCGCTCGTTGGCGCGGGTGGCAACTACGAAGTCGTCCACGCCGAAGCCGTAGATGTCCCGCGTCTCCCACTGGTCGTTCAAGGCATTGTATAAAAACACGCCGTTGTTGTTGTCCGCACCGGCCAGCGGGACAGCGAGGTAGTAGCGATTGGAATACCAGAGACCGACCGCGTTCTTGACCAAGCTGTCGTTGAGTTCGGTGAGCTGGTTGGCAATAGGGTCGCTGAGAGGCTTGGTGTCGCCGCGAAGTTTGAGGTCAAGGCGACTGTCGAGGCGGTAGACACCGGAGTCACTGAGGAAATAGACAAACTGCCCCGCCGTGGCGATAGAGCGGCGGGCCGCGCAGCCGACCTCGTCGGTGAGGAGTGTGAGCTTACTGAGGGCGGTGTCGATGGCCGTAGAGGCGCCGTCCACGCTGGCGAATTGGTTGACCTCCGCGAGCCAGATGGACTTGCGGCA